AATAATACATAAAAGCATTACTAACGTGACCGTAAATATCGTCAATATCAATAGCACGTCCTTGACAATGTTGGCTTTTACTGCTGCCTCCAATAGCTTTATTAAGTTCTTCACATCTAAAAAATGAATTTATTTTAATAGGAGCATCAACAGTTTCTCTTAATGGTTCAAATACTTTCTTAGCTACCATCTCCATATTCTGAAGCTGATACTCATTAGGAATGTTTTCTATGCCTAATCTAAGTGCTGTTGCACTTCTTGTAGCTTCTTTATAACTTATATGTTTACTTATTCTTACCATTAGTTAGTACTTGCTCTTCTAGGTCTGTTAATCCTATCTATTGTATTTTGTATTTCTAAACGAGTAGCTTTTATTTGCAGAGATATATCTGCTACATATTGCATTTTTACTCTACCTGATTTATCCATTATAACAATTACAGGTACAGCCATAATTTTATTCTGAATATCTTTAGGTTGGTCTTTTAAGTAACTAAACTTTATAGTAGCTCCTGTGATGTCACTTAAATCGTAGTTATTCTTTTTGTTCCATTCTGCATTTATTTGCAGAACTGTTACGTCTTGACTATATACAAAGTCCGCAACCAATACACATATCGCACATAATATTAATTTTTTCATTTACTTATTATTTCAAATAGCTTATCATCTATTTTCTTTAACGCATCAGAGTTTTCTTCTACTTTTTTACCAGTATTCATAATAGTTTCTCTAACGAGCTTGTCTTTTAAATCATACTCTGTTCTACTAATTTCTGGTTCAGGTAGCTTCTTAGCTTCCTCTATATCTGCTTGTAAGGCAAACCACATTCCTATAAGGGTAGATAATCCCACCCCTATAGCAATAAGTGTTTTTATACTTATTTCAAATTTACTGTCTTCGCTTAACTCACTCATTTTAATTTCTTAGTTTTTTGAATAGTATATACTATCGTGCAGATTAGAAGTATAATTTTTAACCATACCTCAAGCTCAGTTAATGATACTACAAAAGCTATTGAGTTTATAAGGTATATCTTCATATCTGCAAAATCCATAGCGTTATTCTTTATCTTCTTTTATTTCCTCGTAAGAACCATCTTGCAAGTTGATATTTATTTTACCATACTTTTCTTCTAGTTCTTTTTTTACTTTGTTAGATTCTTCTCTAACTTGACTTAAAGCGTGTAATAGATTATGCTTTTGCTCATCTAACGTACCTAAGTCGTGCTTAATAGCAGCGAACTTCTTTTGTGATTCTTGTAATGATTCTAATTCTTCTTTTTTTATTTTACTCATAATATTAAATTTATATATACAAATATATTAATTATTTATCTGTTGTTTTAAACTTTCTATTTCTGCTTTTAATTCTTGTATAGCACCAACTAATAATGGTACTAATTTACTTTGGTCTATTCCTTGATATTCAGGTCTTGTTTCATATACTGCATCTTGTGCCTCTACTGCTTCTTGTTGATATTCAGGTATTCTGTCAAGTAATTCTTGTTTAGTATCTGCACTTTGCCACTCTATATTATTTTCATCTAACCATTCTTGAATTTCAGCTTTTGTGTTATCAAGCGTAGGTTTATCTGTCCATTCAACTGCATCTTGAGCTTCTACTGCTTCACTAACTAAATGTTGATATGTCGCATCTTTTTCTCCTGTAATTGCTTCTGGTACTATATCTTGTACTTCGTGTGCTAAAAATCCATCTACTGTTTTATCTGCATCTGCTATAAAATTAAATCTACTTGGTTTTAATTGACTTACTCTATCTAAAGCTCCTGTCATTTCAACTACATTTTCTTTTAATCTATAATCAGAAGAAGTGTTATAAGAAGTTGCTGATGTTGTTACAGATACACTTCCTACTGTTGCAGGAACATCGTTTCTGTAAAACGTTAAAACATTTCCATCATTAGCTCTTGATATATAAATATTTGCTGAAGCGTCTGTAGTTGTTGTTCTAACAAATTCAGCATAAGTAGAAGATGAATTTGCTCTATAAACGTGAAATCCATTATTTGATAAACCTAATGAAGTGCTACCCACAAGTAAATCACCATCCGAAGATATACGCATTCTTTCTGAACGAGAAGTACCACCCCAATAATCAAAGATTAGGTTACCACTATCAAATCTAATCTCACTTTGTTTTCCTGAATCACCACTATCAACCAACATTAATTGAGGAGCGCCTTGTGAACCTGCATTGTTTAAAAGTAATCTTGCATTTCTTGTTCCTGTTTCACCAATTCCTACGTTTCCTGAACTGTCTATATTTATTCTATTTTGAAAAATATTTGAACTATCTCTTGTTTGTATTTCTAATCCACCTCCATAAGTTCCACCATCTGCATAACCAAATATTCTTGCTCTTTCGTTACCACCATTTCCTCCTGCTGAAAGAAATGATAAATATGGATTTCCTGTTCCTGCACCAAGTAATAAGTTTCCTGAACTGTCTATACTCATTTTTACATCTCCAGAAGCATTAATAAAAGCTAAATTGTCATTACCATCTAAACCAATATTATATTTTTCTACATCATTTCTTTGTAGTTTAAACATTGGAGATACAGCTGCTCCTGCAAGTAAATTTGCAGTAAACATATCTCCACCACCTTTAGTAAAAAATGCTCCTTGACTAATAGTCGTATATCCTGCTGTTGAACCAACTTGCACACTTCCTGCAAAAGTTGCGTTTTGAGAACTATCTAATGTTAAAGCAGTAGTACCACTACTACCAGTTGCAATAACTAAATCATTTGTTTCAGTCCCAAATATGTTTCCTAAATTACCATTGTTTGCATTTGACCATTTAATTTCTGGTCGAGAACCACCAACACCTTTAACTTCTAACCCAGTATAACTTGATACACCATCAATTAAAACAGTTCCTGCAAAAGTTGAGTTTCCATTAACAGTTAAAGTATCATCAATAGTTGTAGATTTATCTACATAAAAAGCTGTATCTGTGAAGTATGCAACTTCAGCTTCTAGTATTCCTATAGAAACTTTAGCTTGTGAAAAAACAGTTAAAGTATTTGTATTATGGTCGTGTGAAATAAAGTTTGCTTGGTCTGCTGCTGCTGTACCATCTGCAAATGTAATATAAGCTGTATCTGTAGTTCCACTAACTAAAGTCATTCCACTATCGTCAGGTACGCTTATAACTAACTCATCAGCAGTATAATCAGAAGGATTAGTTAAATTTATACCAACAGAATCTTCTGAAGTATCAATATGTATAATATTAAGAGACGTTGCATCTCCTATTTGTATATCATTATTTTCCTCACTTTTTATTTGTAATTTATTTCCTGAACTTGTTATTTGACCAACAAATGTACCAGTACTTGTTCCTACTGCCCAAGCCGCAGTAGAATATCCAAATCCGTTTACATAAAATCTTGAAGCATTGCCAGGATTTGATTCACTTATGGATATATCTCCTCCTGATTGTATTCTTATCATTTCACTTGATTCTATTGTAAAAATCAAATCTGTACCACTACTTTGAGTTATATAATTATCAGTTCCATCACTATATATTTCTAAGTCAGAACCAGCACCTAATATAATCTTACTGTTATCTGCAAAAGTTATATCATCGTTAGCACTTACTGCTATATCAGTTCCTCCTGTAGTATTACCATTAGCTAATACCTCTGATAGTTCATTGTTAGCACCTATCTGAGTATCTACATAGTTTTTAGTTGCAGCATCTTGAGCTGCACTTGGGTCAGTTAAGTCTGATATTACTCCTGTAACACTAATTCCTGTATTTGTTGTTTCAAGTTTCTTTACGTTGTTGTTATATAATTCAGCAGTATTTGAATTAACTTTTATAACTGTTTTTTCAGTACCATTATCATTATTTATTAAACTAAGACTTCCATTAAGACCCTTTAAATAAGCATCATTTCCATCTCTATATATTTCTAAAGCGTTAGACCAAATTGCTTTACTTGTGCTTCCAAAAACTATATCATCTCCTGCTGTTATAGCTATATCTGTTCCCCCTGTAGTGTTACCATTAGCTAATACCTCGCTAAGCGTATCGTATAATCCTACTTGATTATCTACATAAGCAGTAGTTGCTACCTTAGTTGAATTATCGTTTGCACTTTGAGTAGTTGCTGTAGTAGTAGATGCAATTACACCAGTTAAAGTACCTTCTAAATCACCAATTAAAGTAGCTACAGCATATCCTGTTCCACTTGTGTTTACTGTTGTAGTAGGTTCGTCTTCTAATCCTTTAAATAACCTGTATTTGCCTGTTAGAGCTTCTCTAAACAGTCCTGAGTATAGTGTAGTACCTGAAGGAGTATATTTGCCATAAAAACCTATGTCAACTGCGTCTGTAGAGGTGTTATTGTTTGCCAATACAATTAAAGGGTCTTTTACTGTTAATGTATCTGTTCCTACTGTTGTTGTGCTTCCTTCAACTACTAGGTTTCCTATTACTGTTAGATTGCTACCTATTTTAGCATCTCCAAAGACGTGAAGGTTTAATCCTGCTTCTGGTGTTACCCCTATTCCTACTTGTGTTGTAGACACAAACATAGGTGAGTTATTACCAAAACCATCAGTTAATTGTTTAGCTGAAGTTGTTATGTTTCCATTATCAGAGAACTTTACAAGCGACTGATAAGTATCTTTTATTTTATTTCCTGAAAGTGTAGCCATTATTCAAAACAAGTTGGTTGTGAATCAATATGTAAAGTACTCTCGTTTGCTGTATCACCAAAATTAGTGCTACAATATATCTCTGCCCAATTTATTGTGTTTGCCATTATCTTTCTTTTTTAAATAAGTTAATAATTTTTTTACGTTAACCTCTTTAGGTTTGTAATTCCTTTTTATAATACCCATCCGTGAAATCCTGTATCTTTATCTGGGTAAATATCTTGATTAGAATTGCTATAGTACTCATCAAACTTTGATGGTGCATTATAGGTCATGTAATCTATAAATCTTTGAGCATAATACTCAGCAAAATCTCTTTCCTTTTGAATTAAGAAATCTATTTCTTCTTTGTTAGCTATCTGACTGTTTTCAGAGTTATGCTTATATACACCTCCATTAGATATAGAATAAGCAGCAAAAGGCAAGTATTCTACCATAGCAAAGTGTATAAGCATAGGCTGTATATAATCATTTACTAAAGCTAAATAATCTCCAGTCAATGTTCCTGCTATTATATCGGCACTAATTTTATCGTATAAATCTGTACCTAAATAGTTTTGTATATGTATTTCTTGTGCCAAACTAATAAACTGTATAAACTTATCTGTATCTACATTTGAATTTAACGCAGTGTTTTTAACTAAATCTGACCTTTTTATAAATAGTGCTGTTGCCATTATTCTTCTATATTTATGGATTCATCTTCTATAACTTCACTATCTTCCTTTTTAATTCCTGTTTCCTTTTCTATCTCAGCATCTGTAATAGCGTTTGTTAAATCAGTAAATTCTAAAGGTTGTAATGTTTTAAAGTATATATCTAATTCGATTCCGTTATACATCAATATTCTTTCTAGCTCATCTAATATAGTAACTTGCATTGGTCTAATAACTGTGTTGTCCATAAGAAGTGAAGCTGTTTGTAATTCTTCAGCATTATTACCAAGTCCAGTATTGTCTTTTATACCTACAAGCATAGGCGATACAATTCTGTGAGATACCATAACTTTTCTCATAGATTCATCACTAAGAAATTTATACTGCTCATGTGCATCACTTAGTATGACTGGCTCAATACTTGCAGACAGCTCTTTGCTATCGTTAAATGCCAATATAAATCTACCAGCATTAGAAGAACCACTAAACTTTTCTTGAATGTTTTGTTCTATAAGAGACCTTTGTTCTTCTGTAGGAACACCATTATTGAAGTTAATAAGCATACTTGGAGCAAGACCATTCTGTATGTTATTTATATGATAATTCGCTATCTCTTCTTCTAATTCGGCATATTGTAAACCTCCTTGATAATCTACTGGAGAATAATAATAAAATCCAGCTCTATAGGGTTTGATGTATAATATCTCTAATCCTGAATTACTTGTACCAAAAGCAGGTATTCTTTTAGGGCTTAACTTAGATGTAATCTCTGACCAGTCCTTTGCATAGTAATAAGCCTGTATTTGACCCTTGTTATTTGCCTTCTCTGCCCTTAACGTCTCTACAGGTATGTGTTCTACTTGAACAATCTTTTTTCTGTCCTTAGAATAGATTATTTGTAGTGCAGCTTGACCCATCATTTTATAGTCATAGCATATCTTTTTCATACAGTCTTTAGTAAAGAGTTCCTTCATCTCTTTATAATCCTTTTCATTTTCTTTACTATCAACTGCGTCTAATCCTTTTCCGTATATCATTTCTGCTATACCATTTATTGCAGCATTGTTTGTAGCACTTCCATTATATCTATCTATTAGATAATTAAAATAGTTGTTGTCGTCTCCGTACTCTACCCAATCCCTATTGTATTGTTCTTTTATTTCAGGGCGTGTATAAGATGACATATTGACTATATGTATCTTTCCTTTTTCTGCTTTTGGCAATGGTTTACTATTATATCTTTTTTTTGCCATTTTATTTACTTTTCTCATATTATTACAAAATCGTTATCGTATGTGTCTTCTGTTGTATATACACCAGAATTTACATCAAAGGTATTAAAATTAGTTTGGTCTGTGCAAAAAATAGAGCCTCTATATATAATTACAGAACCATTTTTTATGGCAAATGAATAAAATCTGCCTTCAACTAAAGAAAAACTACCTGTAACAGTCATATATCCGTTTGAATTAGATACAGAAACAGAAATGGCACTTGTAGTCCTTTTAGATTTATCAGTTAGTTCAAACGTAACTGAGCTTTCTGCACTTCTAGGAATTACTTTAAAACTCTGAGCGTCTGTTGATGTTGTTAATATTACCATATTATAAGTAACAAAATATCTTTAATTTGTTTTCATAAAAAAAGGGATACCGAAGCATCCCTTTAATTAACCTAATTAAATTTAGTAATTATGAATTAGTACCTTCTGTAATAGTTACAGTTCCAGTTAATCCAGCAAATTCACTGAATGGGAAAGTAGCAGAAGTACTATCAACACTCATAAAGTTAGCTGGTTTTCTTTCCATGCCACTCAATGTTAATGTGTATCCGCTTAAATCACCCATAGCAGCTCCAGTAACTACTGTTCCACCAGAAACATCAGCTCCATGCTCTAATCCCATCAAAAACACATTTCCGTTGTAATCTTCAACAGCAACATGAGGTCTTCCATAAGCTAATAGTTTTAGCTCCTTGTTATCCTCTTTTGATAATTTATGTAACGTTAAATTTAATGTTTGTTCAAAGAACGTTGTACCGTTTTCTCTTGATGATGTAATGTTTTGTTCAAAAGACGAGTTTCCTTTAACTTCATACTTGTATGCTGTTAAATTATTACTGCTGTCTCCTGTCATGTTAGTAACTTCGTCATCTGTTTCAGAAACAGTTCCCAAATCACCAAAGTCAACAAAATATATATTTTTTATACCACCAACTACATCTTTACAAGGTTCTTTTCTACCTATATTAAGTCCACAAGCCATAGTTTTATTATTTTTTATAAAAAAAGGGTAAGTAGGCATTTACCCACCTACCCTAATTTTTGGTTAATTTAATTTATTAAGAATATAGTACAATGTCTGAACCAATTCCGTACTGAACACCAGCAGTAAATCTCATAACAACTCTTACGTTTTGAGAACCATCTAGGTCAGCCATGTCGATTAACTTAACTTCGTTGTGGTCAGATAAAAGACCTGTTCCGAAGAATAAGTTAGATTTTTCAGCAGCAACAGCTTTGTTATCTCCAAGTCCGTTAGCAACAAATAATTTTACACCATCAAAAGATAATGCTCCATTTTGCCACCACATAGTACCTTGATTAGATACACCGTTAGCACCGATGCTAGATACGTTTTCAGTTCCAGCAGCATTTTCTAAGATTCCAAATCCTCCTAGTGCTCTTACATAAGCTCTAGCGATGTTTTGAGATACATAGATGTATAAATCTTCTTTTCCGTATAAAGCAGAAGGAATAGCGTCAACTATTTTTCCTAGCTCTGCGATTACGTTAGCAGAAGTTACAGTTCCAGCAG